GCTCAAGGTGCACTGTGTCGCTAAGAGTTTACCAAAGTGTGTAGTTACCCACTGACTACTGGTGCCTATACGGCATTGCTACTGCTTGTGGGCGTCACGATGTTGGGCGGACGATTCGGAGCGACTGTGCCTTCGATTTGCGCTGTCTGTCACCGTGACGAGTTGGATATGCTGAGCCGTCCACGCGGCTCTGAGCAACATTCGGTACGTGATTTCCTCGTTGCAGAGTGGTGCGTCCGCTGCAACAACACGACATGCGTTTTGGCGCCACGCGAGTTCTGGGGACCTCGCGAGGTGAGTAAGCGCGTGTTTGTACCGACGAGCATTGTGGCCGATGCCACACTCATCGCGGCACGTCATGCCGCGAGCAAGGAGTGGGACATTAAGCCATCGTGTGCAGATATCCAACTTTTGAATTTGGTTGCGGGTGTGGATGACGCCGCGTTGCGCCGCGCGTTGTTGACGGTGGGCGTGGCAGCGATCATCAGCGAGCACACACTGCTGGCGGGCACGTTTTGGGAGCGTGTGTATGCCAAGCATTGCGCCAATGGCCCCAGGCCGAGCGCATGGCGCTTGGTGAAAGCCAGCAGCAATTGCTCGCAGAATTCGTCCTCACCTCCGACACCATTTTCAGACAAACGAGGGCCATTCCGAGGAGATGATGGCGACGTTGACGATGGAGGTGAATCCGGGCACGCTGTGAGGCCTGTGTTTCCCGACCCTGCCGATAATTTCCGACAGGCAGCGGTCGCTACGATTGTTGAGGAGCAGCAGCGTGCTTACGTGGAAGGGCACACTCTGCACAGCACGACAACAATGACAGGAGAGGGTGCGCAAGTGCCACTGCCACCAGGTCTTGAAGGTGGCGTGGCAACAGGTGCTCGCGAGGCGCGAGGGAGGTTCCCTGTCGTGACCGAGAGCGAGAATTACCTCCACTCAAACAATCCTACCAATCTGCAAGCGGCCCACGATTTACGCAACGTGGGCATCGGCAATCACAACCCTTTGGAGACAGAGGCGCAGACGCGCGACGCTCTGGTTGAGCAATTGCTGTCCAAGTTGTTCACGCCGAATAATGTGCAGAAAGCGATGACGTCTTTTGTGTCTATTCGCGCCACGGCGCTACCTAAGAAGATGAGCGAAGCCGCGAAGGAGCAAGCGGAGCGCGACGCGCTGAACGCCATTACTCAAGGCGACGCCGTCGGCTTCAGCACCGTGGTGAAGGCTTTTGTCAAATCTGAGGTGACGGGGAAGAACAAGCCCAGGCCGATCGCGAACCATGGCGAGGTGCGCCTATTCGCGTTGGCCAAAGTGGCGTTCATCTTCGAACATGTGATGTTTGACAAGCTGCAGAAGTCTTCGATCAAGGAGCGGCCAAAGGCCGAAGCGATCGGTGAGATCCTGTGGAACATGCACAAGATGAGGGAGGGGGCGTTCGTTGAGAACGACCTGACCGCCTTCGAATTTGGGATCTCGGAGCCGCTCAAGCAGATCGAGCAGAAGGTTTTGCGGCACATTGGGGGCCTGATTGGCCTCGAGGACGTCGGTCAGACGCTTTTCGACCGTGTGGTCGACGACCGCGATAAGTGCGTCACCTGGCAAATGAAGTACCGCGACGCCACTGGGATGACGCAGACGGCGAAGATCAAGCTGGGGCAAACTATGCGAGAGAGCGGAGATAGGATTACAAGCTCAGGAAACTTTTTCCAAAACTTGATCGCTTGGTTCTCGTATTTGGTGGACCCAGATCACGTGAGTGATGCGTTTGACTCGTTGCTGGCATTTCGCGGTGCCCGCATGTTTTACGTGTCACCACGAGATAAAAGGATCTCGAATGTCCGCGGATGCGATAAGCGGAAGAAGTATTTGTGTTGCCTCGCTTTTGAGGGGGACGACACGCTGGGTCGTTTTGAGGAGACGCTGTGGCCGATCAACGGCGACCCATGCATGGTAGGAGCGTTCTTTGAGAGGTGGGGGTGGCGTGCGAAGCTGGTGTGGAAGCCGCTCAAAGGCGACACGTACGTACGGTTTGTGGGCTACGAGGCCCTCATTCACGACTGCCAGGTCGTGTACGAGAATGGTAAGCCCGTGATGACTCCTGAAACGAAGAGGTTTCTGAAGACTAAGGCGTGGACGGCTTCGACCGTGACGCCACAGGAGCTCAAGACGTGCATACGCATTTTCGCGGCGACGCTTGCGCAGGGCTACGTACATGTGGAGCCCATGCACGCCTTTCTCAAGGCAATGTACGATGACAACGCTGGAGGCGTGGACGTCGACGCGTCCAAGGTCAGAGAGTACATCTTGGCAGCGACAGGCAAGCTGCCCGAGCACAATCAGGTTGTGGCCGCGAACGTGCCGTTCCCTCACTTTGAGGGCGGTTGCGCGTACAACTGGAAGCGGCTGCTG